ATTTATTATTATTTGTCCTAACTTAGTAAAGAACAAGTTCTTAACTTACTAAAGATCTTGTTCTAAACTTTCTTAAGAACAAAGAAAATGAGAACACCCTATATAGAATGTTCTCATTGAATCTTGTATAGTTAAATTTATTGAATAATACCACCATCGATAACAGACAAGTCAAGAGAATCTTTTGAGAATCTAATTTTACTATTTTCGGGTACTACCCAACTATTTGAGTTTGAAAGCTCTGCGATTTTCAATGTCTTTACTACCCCTTGATGTTGAGGAGAATAGTTAAGGGAGTTATCAATCACAAGGCCTGTATATTTTCCTCCGTCATCCTGACCAAATAATTCTTCATATTCTAAAGAATCGTCAGCAGTTGCTGTAACAAGCTCAATGTGTGCATATACACCGCCAGATGTATATGATGTACCTAATCCTAATGAAGTTGCAGGATTGGTGATACTAAAATAGTATCCGTATAGATTAAACTCAAGAGGGCTATCATCTGTAATAGTCTCCAGATCTGAAATAACAAACCCTTCTAGATCAATCAATTTATTTACTAGACCAACCAGAGCTTGTTCTGACATCAATCTTGATAGTGGTTTACTTCCTGCCCTTCTTGTAGATGGAAAAACAGTTATATTTTCTGAAGTTATTGTTGCCATTTATAGTTCTCCTTATTCAGTAGGATTGGTTAGTTTCATAGACCATTCAATAATAGCATTTACACCAGGAACAATACGTGATAATTGTTCAGTAGGAATGTCCAATCTTGCAAGATCTCTTTTTCCTGTTTTATCTTCTGTGTCGGTAATTAAGTATAATTTAAATTGGTCGGAAGAAGTTGCAGGAACTGAAGAGTACAACATATCACTTGTAATTGTTGCCGTAAAATTCGCAACAAATTCTCCTGAATCATTTACACTCCAACTTGACCCTGTTAAAGGAAGACGGTTTAGTGTTAAGAAAGACAGATAAGTATCTTGTGTTCCGGCTACTAACTTTCTAATATCAATATATTTTGGTATATCACAATCTCCACGGTAGTTGCCGCTCATTATTCTTGCAAATGATTCAAACAATCCTGGAAGACCTTCATTATGAGATTGATAAGAGAAGGTCTTATCTTTTATTCTTAGTTTAAGATTAACTGTTCCTTGATACCAAGCATGAGTAATATTCATATGTACTCCTTATTCCGTTAACTGGTATGTATTTATAATGTATCTTGCATAATTACACTCTTGCCAGGAATTAGAAACTCTCAAAAGATATGTATCATTGTAACGAATTAAATCTCCGTTACTAACTGTAATTCCTTTTGCCGCAAGTGCAGAAACAATCCCACCTTGAGTGCTAACCTCTTCCGTTGTAAGATTACCAAGGAAGTTAACTCTAGCCCAAGTAGGATTTCCGCTTGAATATGCAGTACAAATCATTGGTCTAGCTTCATAAGCTCCGTCTTGCAAATAAGTAATAATCGCTACACTGTATACTTTATCGGTTAAAGTCTGTAGATAACTTTTTGCATCGGATTCGCTTTCATAATATCCGATAAACCGATTACTAACATAACTACTTTCATCAATAACAGAGGAAGTATTTACTGCTCCCATTTCATAAGGAACTGTTTGATCCGACCCTCTTATCTGAGAATTTATATTATCAGAAATAAACAGTAATTCAGCAGAATCTTCGCTCTTTAATACAATATCCTGAAGTTTGCCCTTCTTATCAAATTCTATATAATAGTTGATTCCTGCTGGTAGAATATATCTAAACAGTTCTTCAAGAACTGATGTGTCAGGTTTTGTTTCAAAGGAATGTATTCTAATGAGTAAACTATTATTCTCGGGAGGTTTTCCATTTGACAGAATACAGGGCTCATCTTCTGAAAATGGAGGGCTTGAAGGAGTCTGTAAATAATAAACTTCTAAGTCAGAAGAAACTGAATACATTCTTAAGAACAAATAAAGAGCCTCTTTGATTGCCCTTAAAGAACCTTTATTACGAACCAGAATCGGAAAACATTCAAGAATACTTCTTAACTTTTCGTCGTCAAGTTTTCTCTCAGTAAAGAATCCTAACTTAGTTTGTAAAAGTTGTAATACACTTGTTCTACACTCTTTTGTGTTTATTAAAGAAAGAATAGAATCAGTGTCAAATTTCACTCCGTTGAATGTACTGTCATATAATCTTGATAAAAGTTGAAAATCTCGTGACTCCTCAGTATAGATCTGGGGAGTCATTTCTTTTACTTGTATTACACTCATTATTTCTTACCCGCAATATAGATTGAAGTGTTATCGGATGTGTCAAATTCACATATTGTAAACTTATTATAAATATGATTTGGATTTAAGAAAGAAGCTCCGTCAAGAGGGTTAGAGATTAATTCATCTTCGTCTACTTGATATGTATAGTTAAACACATTATCTCTATCAAATCTTGGAATCAGTAAAAGCATTCTTTCAAAATACTCATCATTTATATCATCAGTATGAGTATACAAGAATGGGTTCTGCAGTGTTATCGTAATCTCTTCAGTTGCTAGTGTTCTAGTTATAGTTAACTGATGGTTACTTGTAATCCTATCGTCTGTAACATCAAATGTTAAGTAATAAGTTCTTTGAGCTTTCAAATCAGTTTCGGAAGAATTAAGAGAAGTTAATGTAGTTCCGTCAAACTGAATTGTAAGACTATCAGAATCGGAAAATACATTAGTATTACTAAATGGTATCAAGTAACTACCTTTCGGAAGTATAAACTGAATTGTTGCTGTTCTCCCACTTGTTCCAGGAAGCATTTTTATCTTGACATCTTCGTTACTATATACTACAGTGTCAGTAGACAGTTGTTTCTGATATACATATAAGTCTATATATTTTCTATTTCCTTCACTGTCAACTATATAAGTTGGTAGTTTATCACTACTACCGTCAGAATCAACAGATATAGAAGAAACAAGTGCTGTTTGATAGTAATTATTACTTTCTTTATCAGCCCCTGTAATTACATATGATGAAAAGTCATCAGCATCTGCTAACTCGAACTCAATAGTTTGATTAGAAAGAAGTATCTGTTCTACTTCCGGACCAATCTTTATATTAAGTAAAGATTGAGCATTCCATGACACAACATTTCCGCTACTATTTTGAAGTTCCATCTGAGGAAGATAAACCCAAGCATTATCTTCTGGACTTTGGTAAGAAATTGTAAATCCTTTTAAAGTTAGATCACTAGGAGTTGTACTCTGGCTCACATAGACATAAGTAACGACAACAACTGCACCATTTGGAATAACACCCTCATCTACAGTACATACCTGAGTACTCGTATTGAATGTGTAATTTGTTATTGTAATAGTACCTTCGCCAGCAACCGTATAAACAATAGAAGAAACTCCTGTTACAGTAGTTTGTGCAAATGTTATTTGATTACTAGTTCCATCAGACCATGAGTTAATTGTTTTTGTAGTTGTATGTGGAGTTGTATCTGAGCCAGACTTAACACCTGTTCTATCAAATACTCTAGACCATGCTGACAATTCATCATTTACAAGCCTAAATTTAGTTCCTGAATTCAATGTGTAAATCTTGTTTTCAGTTAAATCAACTCTGCCGTTTGTTGGGATTTCTTTCCAATAGTTAGCAAGAGCAGATGCTCCAGAATTCAAGATTACGGAAGAGTCAAGAACTTTAACTCTCCAAACATCAATTTCTACATTTGGTTCTACAATATGTACTTTTGTTCCTGTACCAAGTATTGACATTTCAGTCAGGTCAGCATTTGAATAGATAAAATATTCTCCTGCATCCAGCAATCTATCGTGAGCTGTACTTAGTCCGTGGTTAACAGGAAACTCATAATATTGCAAATCTTCCGTTGTTTCATTTAGTATCCAATAACAGTAACAACCAGAAGAAGAGTCAATTGTTACTTCATTAATACTTTTAATAGTAATAGTTTTTGTACCCGAAAGAATATTAGCAGCAGAATTAAGACTTAGTGCAACAGCACTTGAAAGATCTGCTAAATATCCTGTATTGTCAGTACTAATATAATGATTGATATTTAAATCTGTTTCTGATTGTAAGAAAGCTCCGCCAACTGAAGTATTACTTGAAGTCAATTCAAATGTTGGGCAGATGATATGTCCTTGACCGTAACTAGCAAATCTATAGTAGGCGTCAGGATTATCACTATCTTTCCAATACAAGAATAAATACTCATTTTGTAATAGCTGGTAGTTAGTATTTGCATTTACTACTTTACTAGAAGCATTAGGAGTGTAGAATTCAAATTTAACGTAATTTGAATAACTTGTTATATCAATCAGGTTAGGAGAGTAGAATTGAATACTCTCGTTGTCTCTTAATGTATACTCATTAGCCATATTGCTTACTGCAATATCAACATTTGTTCTAATGTATTTTACATCATTAACTTCATATTTATCTTGGACTGAAGGATCTGAAGAGTTTGGCCTATTACTATTATAAGTTTGGTCAAATCTGTGTACATATTCATTACCGGAAACAATTAGAGGAGTCTTTCCTGCAAGTACTGATTTAGCAAATATTTCATCTCTAAACTGTGTACGATACGAAATACGAGCAGTTATTTGATCTCCGGTAACTATATTAGATCCTTCTGTTGACCAATAAGTAATAAGAACAGGAACTCCAGCAGAAGAGGGAGAAGGAAGAGTAACAGTTGTTCCATTAAAGGTTACACCAGACAACTCTATCTTACTTCTAACAACAGATTCAATTCTGTTTATTGCATGCTGAACTGTAAATTGAGTTTGATTAGCAGTAGCTGTAAAAGATTCTTGATACTTAAAATAGATACCATAATCAGAAAGAGTTACATTTGTTGCATTTATTTTCCAGTTAGGACTACTATATATAAATGTAATAGGCTCGTAGTTGATTTCTCCTGCTTTCTTCATAAACATCTGAGGATCAACAGTAGGAACAGATTCATTTGTAAATTCATAACTGATGTTAACTTCATCTTGATCTGAATTAATTTCTACTTCAACAAATGGATATCCGCTGTCAGCGAGTGAAGAGTCATAGTATACTGCATAAGTCGTAAACTCAATATTAGACATATTGATGTCTTTAATTCTAGCGTCAGAGTTCTGAATAATCTCTTTTACATATTCAAGAGTGACTTCTGCTCCAAAATCAATTTCTTTTGAACTTAATTTATTATAAAGTGCAGATTTAATTACTGCAAGCATGTCACTTGCTTCAACAGCACTTAAAGGATATTGAGTAGTAATTCTGCATTCAATTGGGAACTTATTTTTAAAGAAACAGAAATGAGAAGAGATACTATTAGGACTTTCAAGATCTTTGAAATCATGTTGTAATGATTTAACATCTTGTAGGTAATCTTTCACTGTGTCTTGTTGAGAATTACTAAGCATATTAAAGGTCATGTCATGACCTGCCGCTGTTGTTACAGAAGGCATATACTGAAGAAGATATAACTTTAAGGAGAAAGCATCAAAGTTTGGAACGGTGTCTACTTCATCAAAAGATCCATTTACTAGATTATATACTTTACCAGTATCCAAATCATAGCAGTAAGATGTTCCGATATCATCTGCTGTATATGGATTGTAATAGATACTCCCAACTTTACCACCATAGAATGTTCCGCTATGTAGGTATCCAGGAATAGCATCATTCTCTATAACATGAACAGAAGAAAGAATACTATCTTTAAGTGTAATTATATTATAAGTATCTTGTAAATCATTTGTTCTATCGCAAACAAATCCATTGGATACTAATTCCGAATTGAGAACATAATTTAAATAATCTCTTAAAGTAACAAGGGTATCAAATGTTCCTACTGTTCGTTTATAATTCTTGTATCCGTTTTCAATACTCTCAGGATCTCTTCCGTCAACAGCACTATAAATATTCATAACTTTTACATTATCAGAATTGATAGTTACGGAAGTGTCTTCAATTGGAGAGAAAGAATAATAGAAATCAGTAAGTACACTAGCGGCAACATCTCCGCTCAACCCATCTGTTCTAAGATATGTAATGTTAATTCCGTTTTTAAAAATAATTTCTGCATCTTCAGGAAACTCAAGATAGCAATAAGAACCGTCATTAGTTGTACCAAACTTATAAATCGTTTGACCAGGTTCTTCTACTAATAAATTATCTTTGCGAACCCATTGATTGTAATTAGTGTTATCACAGTTTGTAATAAAGACACCATTTTCAGCAATCATATTCGTATCGAAGTATAGCCTATTCTTAGTGTCTAGATGAGAAACATTTATTGTTGTTTCACCATTAATTGAATATGTTGTAGCTACTCCTTGCATGACAAGCACAGAAGAGACAGTTCCATCAGTTAATAGTTGAACATCGCTAACAGTAACGTCAGTTGAATTAGCTACTGACATTCCAATGATAGAATAAATAATAGCCCTTTCTGTATCTGTCACCATTGTAAACTTTGGTATAGTATA